GAATTGCATCCTTTGCCGGCCCGGTTCGAGTGAATACACCCATCAACCCACCTCCCTGATTTTTCAGTGGCAACAGGAAGGCGCGACGCATTTTGCGCACACGTCCAGGCTTTACTTCGACGCGAACTCCTGCGGCTTTTCGACCCGGCTTGATCTTGCGGCGTGGGTCGCCCTGCGCGCCCTTTGCGGGCAAGGTGAGCTGCCTGACACCAAAGCGTGCAAGCCTGGTCGGCCTGAATCGTCCTGAAATTCGAGCCCAGGGGTCACCCTGGGTTGCTCGCTTGTCCACAACAAGATTCTGATTGACATAAGCTGCAGGCAACTTCACTTGTTGGCGAATGGCTTTGCTCGCCTGAACGCGTGTTTTATCGGCAACCCGATTCACTGCCCTTGCCTGCGCAAGCTGAACAGCTTTTGAAACACCCGCGAGTTTCGCAGTGGCTTGCGCAAACCCCTTGTGTCCGACACTCAGGCTCATCGCAGCAACACCTTAGCCACCACACTCAGAGGATCATCATCTGGTGCTGTTGTGTCCACCTTGTACTGTTTGCCCCGAATGACAACCAGCGTGCCTTTGACGATCGCACCGACATCGGCGCGTAACACTTCCACCGTCATGCGCTGGTCGTAGACCGCATCAAATCCAGCGCCAACCTGCACCATGCGTGCTTCAGGAATTCCAAACACGGAATTTCCCGCCCACTCAATAGATTCAGCGAATTCGTTGAAGGTAATCGCAGCGGTGTCCGCGTCAATATCAATTGCCATCGTCAAAGCACCCGGTTGGTTTACTCAGCGTCGCTATCGGTTTTCTTGCCAGTTTTGCGACTGCCAGGTGCATTTGCATCCGGATTCGAAGCACTGTCCGGCGTATCGGTTTGCTCTACAATCCGCTCAACCGCTGCGCCCAATTGCTGCGCTTCCGCTTCACTGAGTTCCAAAGCTGAACCGGCGGGAATTACCTGCTTTCTACCGTCAACACGTGATTCCAGACGCTGAAGCGTTCGATAATTTGGCATGACGAAAAACCCTCTTGATGTAGTTAGAAACCATTACCCAACAAAAAGGCCGGATAACCGGCCTGATTGAATCGGCTGTTAGGCGGTGTAAACCGTTGCGTAAAGCGTCGCATCCGGCATACGGGGCACGGTCAGCGGGCGGCTTTGTGTCATCAGATATTCCACCGCTGGATCTTCGCTTTCCCAGTTTTTCGGGAACAACTCCATGCCGCGATAACCAGCCTTAGCATCCAGAATGCCGCCATAGGCACGCACACCGGAAACACCCGTAGAAATCACCGCAACACCGTTGTCCGGGATGAACAACTGCTTGTCGCCGGCAGAATCCTTCCAGTAGCCGGTGTAAGACCACAGCTCTGGACCCGCGCCACCGAAGCGGCCACGGAACGCAGCCAAGTTTGCGGCCGGGGCCATCTCCAACTGTGTTTCAGATCCGCGACGCGTTTCCACCAGCGCGCGGAAATCATCGTTCTGCAATGCATAACGAAACGCACCCCGACCAAAGATCACGTGCGATGCCGGCGCTTCCAGCATTTGCATCCAGTCTTCCAAATCTTCCACGGGCTTGGCGGTGGTTTCGCTCCAGCGAGCGCCACTGGTCAGCGTGGTGGTGTGGTCAGCGTGGCGACCAAAGTCCACTTCCGCACGCGGGTATTCATCACCCTCCACGATGATCTTGCCAGTGCGCAGAAACTGTGCGGCCATCCATTCCATGCGTCGCATGATCAGCCTGCGGTGTTCGTCCAGGATGTCCATGCGAATGGCGTTCATGCGCTGTTCTGCGGACAGTGTCCCGCCCATGCCTTCGCCAGGGCGGCGCTTTAAGGCTCGATCCGGTTTCACGACATCCTTGGGCTTTAGGCTGGGCGCTACGAAACTACGCACAGAGCCGCCCTTCTCACGGCGCGGTTTACCAGCAATGTACGGACTAACAAAAGGCGCCAGGCCTTGCTCAACGGCAATCTTGTCGAAAGCGATCTCTTCGCTGTCGAATGTGACCACTTCTGGAAACATCAGGTTGAGCAGGAACGGTTCAAACGGGTCCAGCTGCGACACTGCCGCCAGCAGGGTGGTTGTTGTGTATGGCATGGTTTTATCCTCGCAATAGCGGTTTATCCCCGCTTCGCAGCAGGGAAAATTCAGGTTTCTGTTGGGTGATGCGATGTGGTTGCGGTTACAGCGGTTTGACGATCAGCAACGGCGTACGATCAAAAGAAGCATTCAACGTCGCCACAGTCCAACTGTCATCAAAGTTAATGGCGTTCTCGTTGAGGTGTCCGCCACGCACGAATTGACAGGTTTGCGCGCCGGCACTCGCATCTACGTCGTGAGCCAACGCACCGATCGGCACCTGAGAACCGTCAACAGCATCAGACGCAGACAATACCAACGCACCGCCTGACGTGACGCGCCCCAGAATCGCGCCGCGTGTCAGGTTCTGGCCAGATGACAAAGTACCTGTGGAGTAATCTTCCTGACCACCGATAACCAGCGCATCAGGTTGATAAGTTTGCTCAGCAGAGCGTGCAATTTGATCCATGATGGAACCCTCTTGGTTAGTAATTTATTCAGTAGTCCGTCCAGTTAGGAAGCGATCATATTCCTGAAGCCAGGAAGATGATCGGCATATCAGTGGCGACTGACCCGCCCAGTGGCCGCACGGTAATCGTTGACCAGGGCAGCTTCTGGCTTGGGTTCTGGTGTTTCAGCGCCCATCGATGCACCAATGCCTGGCTGTTCTGTTTTGCCCATTGCAGCATCCAGCAAGGAACTCGCTTTCGGTTTCGCCGCTTCAGCGGCTTCCAGCGCTGCACGCGACTGGTCAACCGTCATGTCAGTGTTAAAGGCGAAGTGCTGCGCCAACTTCTCGCGCCCTTCAGCTTCAACGCATTGCAAAATGCCTTGAATACGCTCCTGCTCTGCTTTGCGTGCATCGGCTGCGGTTTGTTCGGGTAATGTCGGGGCAGTCGCTTGCGGGGTGGTCTCCACGTCCGTGCTGGCTGCTGGCTTGGTTGGTTCTTTGCTCATGGTGATAACTCCCATTGTTTTGGTTGTGTTGATGTAGCCTCGGAACGCGGCCAGCATGTCGTGACCGTTGACGAGTTCGTCTGCCAGGCCGATATCAATAGCAGCCTGGCCGGTGAACACAGCGGCTTCAGTGGCCAATACAGCATCCACATCCAAGCCCATGTGATCAGAAATCAGTTGCGCGAAGTCGCGCCGTAATGCGTCGGATTCCGCTTGAAAGCGTTGCAGCACTTCGTCGGGAAGCGCTTGGTACGGGTTGCCTGCCACTTTGAGCGCGCCGGAGTGAATCAGCGTGACCTCGTAGCCCTGCTCCTTCAGGCGTTGTTCCATGTTCACGTGCATCATCACCACGCCAATGGAACCCATCTGTGCAGTGCTGGTGACATAGCGCACGTCTGCTGCACTGGCCAGCGCCATGGCGGCACTACATGCCATGTCGTAGCTGACGGCGCCAATAGGTTTGATGCCGCGAAAACTAGCGATCTTGCGAGCACAGTCGAAGCAGCCTGACACCTCACCACCAGGGCTATCAAAGTCCAGCAGAAGCCCTTGCACGTCTGGATCTTCCAGCGCACCTTGGACACGCGTGATCAGCCCGTCGTAACCGGTCATGCCGCTGTATGGATTCACAGATCCGAGTTTGTGTACCAGCGAGCCAGACACCGGCAGCAACGCGATACCATCGACAACCTGATAGGGTCGATTGCGGGGTCGGTCGGTTTCAAAGGCATCTGCGCGCATGCGCAGCTTGGCTTGCGACTCGACAACGCCATGTTCGTCCATCATCTGCGCGATGCCCAGGCGCGATGCCAATGCGCCCAGGAATACGCGGGCATAGCCGGGCTCTACCAGCAAGGGTGTGTTCAGCACTCTGGCTGCGGTGTGGTGGTATGGCATGTCATTTCTCCGGACATAAAAAACCCGCGCTGGGCGGGTGATGATGTTCTTTCTGATCTACTCTGGTCGCTGACCACCTGAGCTGACCAGCTTCAAGTCTGGTTTACGCAAGTCGATGGCAATCTGCTCCAAAATGATCTTGCGTTTTTCATAGTCCAGCCCGCGACCAATCAGTAATGCATTGCGGCTTTCCAACGCAGCCAACACATCCAACTGATGCGCGGATAACTGATCGCGGGTAACGCTGCAAAATTCGCCGGTCAAAGCCCAGTTCACCAATCGGGATTCGTTGCAGTAGTGATGGGCTTTGGTCTCTTTGCCCATCTCAGCACGTATGTCGTGGAGCATTTGCGCCATGAGCTTGTTTGAACTGGCAGCCAGATGACGTTGCTTACGCCAGTCGGTGTCTTGGTTTAAGAGAGTATCAATCTGCGAGTCACACCACACTGCAAAGTGAATATCCAGCCAACGAGCAAACGGCACGGCCAATTTGGGGTGAAGCCATGTGCCACCT